GAGATCGTGTTGTCTTCAAGAAGAAGATGTTACAAGCAAAACAGGAGTATGAAAAGAATCCGTCCGATGCTCTCACAAAAGAGATTGCTAGGTGTAACAATATCCAGATGGCGAAGAAGATCGCCCTTAATAGTGCTTATGGTGCTATCGGCAATCAGTACTTCAGGTATTACAAACTTGCTAATGCAGAAGCAATTACTTTGTCTGGCCAAGTATCCATACGTTGGATAGAGAATAAAATGAATAATAAGATCAATAAGATCTTAAAAACTGAGGATGTTGATTATGTTATTGCTTCAGATACTGATTCCATTTATCTTAATCTTGGTCCTCTGGTTGAGGCTGTATACAAGGGCAGAGAGAAAACTAATGAGAGCGTTGTTGGGTTCCTTAACAAGGTGTGTGAAACTGAATTTGAGCCTTTTATTGAGGGTTCTTACCAAGCGTTGGCCAACTACGTAAATGCTTATGATCAGAAGATGTTCATGAAGAGAGAGAACATTGCTGAACGTGGTATATGGACTGCTAAGAAGAGATATATTTTAAACGTATGGGATAGTGAGGGTGTTCGATATGAAGAACCCAAACTAAAGATGATGGGTATTGAGGCAGTTAAATCTTCTACTCCTGCACCTTGCCGCACTATGATTAAGGATGCTCTAAAGATAATGATGAACGGGACTGAAGATGAGGTAATTGATTTTATTGAAAAGTCCCGTAGCGAATTTAAGAAACTTCCACCCGAAGATATATCCTTCCCTCGTTCTGCATCTGATGTAGAAAAGTATAAGGCACACTCTACAATATATGCAAAAGGAACTCCTATACATATACGGGGTGCATTATTGTATAACCATTATGTCAAAAAACATAAGTTAGATAATAAGTATTCCCTCATTCAGAATGGAGAAAAAGTCAAATTCTGCTACCTGAAAAAACCTAATATTATTCATGAGAATATTATTTCGTTTATTCAGGATTTTCCTAGTGAGATCGGTCTTGACAAGTATGTTGATTACGATCTACAATTTGACAAATCTTTCTTAGAACCACTCAAAATCATACTTGATGCGATTGGTTGGAATGTTGAAAAAACTGTAACCTTAGAGGCATTTTTTACCTAAATGGACTTACCTATTAACGATAAAGATTTAGAAACAATCATTAGTGCTCTTTCGCTTGGTGGTGATGCTAGACTCTATCATCTTTTAAAAGAAGTTAAAGAAGTACGTGAACTTAATCCAGATGGTCCATATAAGAAAATTCTTCGTGAGGAAAGAGGTATGGTAATTTGATGGCAGCACTTGTTATTGCTCTTCCACAAGAGGCAGAGGGGATACAAGGATATCCAATTTACTTAAGTGGATGTGGTAAAGTAAATGCCGCGATTGCTACAATGAAAGCAATTAGAGATGGTCATAATTTTATTATTAACTTTGGTTCTGCTGGAACTGTAAGTGATGTTAGTGGTCTCGTAGAAGTGACTGGTTATGTAGATAGAGACATGGATGCGAGAGCATTACAATGTGAGCTTGGACAAACTCCCTTTGAGGATGGTATAATAATAGGTGAACATGGTATAGTCTGTGGAAGTGGAGACAAATTTGCAACATCCAAACCAGAGATTGGTTGTGATATTGTAGACATGGAAGCATATGCTATTGCCAAAACTTGTCACAAAGAAGGAGTAAAGTTCAGAAGTTGGAAGTATATTTCTGATGCTGCTGATGAAAACTCAGCAAATGACTGGGAAGAAAATGTCCATAAGGGCAATTCCCTATTTCAGAAAATGCTGTATCGTGGAGGATTATGGTAAAGTGGCCGACTATCATCTTTATGATAGCAATACATATACTCGCAGGAGTTGCATTACTTCCCCAGTTTTGGAGTTGGGGATCAGTGGCAACTCTTCTTATTCTCTATTGGGCTACAGCATGTCTGGGTGTCACTCTAGGGTATCATAGGTTATTATCACATAGATCATTTACTGTTCCCCAATGGTTGGCAAGATTCTTTGCTACATGTGGAGCACTAAGTGCTGAGTATGGACCTATCACTTGGTCTGGAATACATAGACAACATCATAAGTATTCTGATACAGATCCAGATCCACATGACATGAACAAAGGATTCTGGTGGAGTCATATAGGATGGATGTTTTATGATGTTCCTGCTGAAAAGAATGTTCGTAAATATACAGCAGATCTTAGGAATGATCCTTACTTCAGATGGTTGGATAAGTATTTCTTACTCCTACAAATCCCTTTAGGTCTGACTCTTTATCTTATAGGTGGATGGTCTTTAGTGTTGTGGGGTCTACCACTTAGGTTGGTTGTTGTGTATCATGTAACATGGTTAGTCAATTCTGCAACACATACATGGGGAGAAAGACCCTATGATACAGAAGATAACTCACGAAATAATAAGTGGGTAGCAGCATTAACCTTTGGTGAGGGTTGGCACAACAATCACCACGCATATCCAAGTTCTGCGAAACAAGGTTTACAACGTGGACAAATTGACTTAACGTGGTATCATATAGTATTATTAAAGAAACTTGGGTTGGCCACCAACATTCGTATATTTTAAAATGGATTTTTTAAAGGACATAGTAAAAGAAATTGGTGATGACTACACCCAACTCGCAGCAGACATCGAAGAAGAAGAAAGATTCATCGACACAGGATCGTTCATTTTTAATGGACTTGTTTCAGGCTCCATTTTTGGTGGCGTATCTAGTAATAAGATTACTGCCATCGCTGGTGAGTCTAGTACTGGTAAAACTTACTTCTCCCTCGCAGTTGTCAAGAACTTTTTGGATAACAATCCTGACGGTTACTGTTTGTATTTCGATACTGAAGCTGCCGTTAATAAGAAATTACTTGAGTCTCGTGGGATTGACCTGACTAGATTGGTTGTGGTTAATGTTGTTACAATAGAAGAGTTTAGAGTAAAGGCATTAAAGGCAGTTGATAAATACATGAAAATGACTGAAGAAGAACGCAAACCTTGTATGTTTGTGTTGGATTCTTTAGGGATGCTCTCTACAGAAAAAGAGATTAGAGATGCATTGGATGACAAACAGGTAAGGGACATGACCAAATCCCAACTTGTTAAAGGGGCATTTAGAATGCTTACCCTAAAACTTGGTCAAGCTAATATTCCACTTATAGTTACTAACCACACCTACGATGTCATTGGATCTTATGTCCCTACTAAAGAAATGGGAGGAGGCTCTGGTCTCAAATATGCCGCATCTACGATCATTTATCTTTCAAAGAAAAAGGAAAAGGATAAGACGGAGGTTGTTGGTAACATTATTAAAGCTAAGACAGCAAAGTCGAGACTCAGTAAAGAGAATAAGGATGTAAGTATTCGTCTTTATTTTGATGAACGTGGGTTAGATAAGTATTATGGTCTCCTTGAACTAGGTGAACTTGGAGGACTGTGGAAGAATGTTGCGGGAAGATATGAAATTAATGGAAAGAAGATATATGCCAAACAAATTCTTGCCGAACCAGAAACTTACTTTACTGATGAAGTAATGCAAGCTCTTGATGAGATTGCACGACAAGAATTTAGTTATGGATCATGAACAATATAAAGATTTTAAAAAAAGGAATAGATGTATCATCAGTATTAAAGCAACTTAAAGATAGAAAAGAGGATTGGGGTAATCAGAGAAAGGATGCTGAGAGTTTAATTGATCGGGGATATGATGATATTGATGTGGGTAATCTTCAATTGATAATGGGATCAGTAAAAAATAAAGAAGATTTTGTAGGAGATTCTGAACTCAGTGTTCCTACTTCAGCATACCAAAGACATACTGAAATTATTAGAATTATAAAAGAAGAGATACCTGATAGAGATATTCATAGATGTGGGTTTCTTTCTCTTCCTATTGATGGGTATGTTGGTGCTCATATAGATGAGGGAACTTATTATTTAACTAGAGATAGATACCATTTATCCATTCAAGGACAATATCAATATTTTGTTGGAAATGAAACTGTGATAGTTGACCCAGGCACCTTATTGTGGTTTAATAATAAGATGCCACATGGTGCTGTGAATCTTGGTGATAACACTAGGATAACCTTTGTTTTTGATATGCCTCATGGAAACAGTTGAATTTCTGGTATTAAAAAATCTACTTCATAATGAGGATTATGTTCGTAAGGTAATTCCTTTTGTGAAGGCAGATTACTTTGAGGATAGGAATCAAAGAATTGTATTTGAAGAGATAGTTAAATTTGTAGAAGACTACAATAAACCAGCAACTAAAGAAGTTCTTTGTATTGAGACTGAGAAGAGACAGGATATTACAGATGATTCTTTTAAAGAAATCACAACCTTAATTGGTAATTTGGATGAGCAACCATCTGAATTTGATTGGTTAGTTAATACTACAGAGAAATGGTGTAGAGATCGTGCTATATATTTGGCATTGATGGAATCAATTCATATTGCGGATGGGAATGATGATAATAAAAATAGGGATAGTATTCCTACAATCCTATCAGATGCATTAGGAGTTAGTTTTGATACTAATGTTGGGCATGATTACTTAAATGATTATGAGGCAAGGTATGAATCGTACCACAGGAAGGAAGACAAGATCGAATTTGATCTCGAATTCTTTAACAAAATTACGAAAGGTGGGTTACCGAATAAAACTCTCAACATTGCTCTTGCTGGCACAGGGGTTGGAAAGTCTTTATTCATGTGTCATGTGGCTAGCAGTGCTTTACTCCAGGGAAAAAACGTCTTATACATCACTCTCGAAATGGCAGAGGAAAAGATTGCGGAGAGGATCGATGCTAACTTACTTAATGTTCCTATACAAGATATAACAGATCTTCCTAAAGTAATGTTTGAGAATAAGGTAACTAATCTTGCTCAAAAGACTCAAGGAACGTTAATTATAAAAGAGTATCCTACTGCATCTGCTCATTCAGGACATTTTAGATCGCTTCTAAATGAACTTGCATTGAAGAAATCATTCAAACCTGATATAATATTCATAGACTATCTTAATATCTGTGCGTCATCAAGATACAAAGCAGGAAGTAATGTCAACTCCTACTCCTACATCAAAGCAATCGCAGAAGAATTACGGGGTCTCGCAGTTGAGGCGAACCTTCCGATTGTATCTGCCACTCAAACTACTCGTAGCGGGTATGGTAGTAGTGATGTTGACCTCACTGACACCTCTGAATCTTTTGGACTCCCTGCTACTGCTGACCTTATGTTTGCCCTTATTTCTACAGAAGAGTTGGAGGCATTAAATCAGATAATGGTGAAGCAATTGAAGAATAGATATAATGATCCTACTGTTTTCAAACGATTTGTGGTAGGTATTGATCGTGCTAAGATGAGACTATATGACTGTGAGCAAAGTGCTCAAGAAGATATAGTTGACAGTGGACAAGAGGAGGAGTATAATTTTAAGGAAAAACCGAAGAAATCGTTTAAAGACTTTAAATTTGACAAATCATGACTTTAGAAACATATAAGGAAGAGTTAAAAGCAACTGCTGCGAAACTCGTAAGAAAGGGAAAAGGTATTCTTGCTGCGGATGAATCTAATGCTACCTGCGGAAAACGTTTAGCAGGTGTTGGTGTAAAGAATACAGAATCTAATCGTCGTAAGTATAGAACTATGCTTGCTACTACACCTGGATTGGGTGAACATATTAGTGGAGCAATTCTATATGAAGAAACTCTCTATCAGAAAGCAAGTATCTATGGAGTTAAAGCAGCAAATGAAAGATTAATCATAGATCATTTACGTGATCAAAGTATTATTCCTGGTATAAAAGTTGATACAGGATTACGTCCTATCATTGACACTCTACCTAATGCAAAAGAAGGAGAGTTTTATTGCACAGGACTTGATGGTTTGCTTGAAAGAGCACAAGAATATTATAAGCAGGGAGCAAGGTTTGCTAAGTGGAGAGCAGTTCTTAAGATACATGGAGAAGGAGAACATGATGGTCCTTCAGAACGTGCAGTAAGAGAGAATGCAAGAGGACTTGCTAGATATGCTCGTATAGTTCAGGAAGCAGGATTAGTTCCTATCATTGAACCTGAAGTTCTGCAGGATGGAAAGCATAGTATTGGTCTTGCAAGAGTGGAACAGGAAAGAGTATATAGAGCAGTTTATGAAGAGTGTGTTAATGATGGAGTATATTTACCAGGTTCATTGTTGAAATGTGCAATGGCAACTCCTGGTGCTGAGAATACAACTGAGGAAGAAGGTAGAACTCCTAGAAGAGTATCAGCAGTTTCTGTTGGTGTATTAATGAACTCTGTTCCTAAAGAGGTTGGTGGTGTTGTATTCTTATCAGGTGGTCTTACTGAAGAGTTGGCTAGTGTTTATTTAAATGCTATGTCAAAGGTAGATCGTTCTACAACATTTGAGAAGAGAAGAGAGTGGAACATTTCATTCTCTTATGGTCGTGCTTTACAACACTCTGCTCTTAAAGCATGGGGTGGTAAGAACATTAAAGCAGGTCAAGCAGCATTAATTGCTCGTGCTCGTGCTAATGGTGAAGCAACTAATGGAACTTATGTTTCTGGATCTCAACCATCTTCTGATGAACATTTACACATTGCTGGATACACATACTAATGACTTTAAAAACTCACACAATTGAAAAGAAAAATCCCCAACACAACCAAGAATGGAGTTGGGAAGAAACCCCTGAAGTTCTAGCAGCACTAGAACAACTTCATAAATCATCTGAAATAGTAAAGGAGAAAAAGGTATGACTGTAGACACTGAAAGGTATCTTGATTTTGTTGAGGGTGTAACAAGTGTTGAAAGTCTTAACTATGCAGCACTTCTTACTCGTTTAAATTCATTGGAGTTGGAGAATGACTGCAATGTTCCTCAATTATTAACTGCTGCTCTTGGTTTAACTGCTGAGTCAGGTGAGTTTACTGAGGTAGTAAAGAAGATTGTATTCCAAGGTAAACCATATAATGAAGAGAATGTCTTTCATATGAAGAGAGAACTAGGTGACATCTGTTGGTATCTTGCACAAGCATGTATGGCACTTGATACTAGTTTTGATGAGATTATGGAGATGAATGTGGATAAATTAAAGGCAAGATATCCTGGTGGTGAGTTTGATGTTCACAAGTCAGAAAATCGTGCTGAAGGTGATTTATGACCGATGAATTTAAACCCCTTATTGTAGAGGGTGAAGAAGTTGCTGATTATGATGACACCACAATTTCTTATAACAAATGGCAGATGGCAACCGTAGAGTTGTGGACATCTCCCAAAGAGTTTGATGCTTATCAATATGGTTGGGATACTTTTAAAGAGTTCTATAAACCAGATAATGATGACTATAAGTATGTTGATTGTGAGGATGAAGAGTTTACACCAGGAATGAATGGTATTAATACCATAGATATTGAGAAATGGTTGTTAGAGTTTTGTGAGAAGACTGATTGGATAAAGGATGAGTTTTATTTTATTGCTCATTGGAGAAGGTATGCTATTTTTAAAAAAGAAGTTTATGATGGTGATGAGTCTTGGTGTGTAGAGGATATGGGAGAATCTAACCCCGACAGATATTGTTATAAGAATGGTAAGATAGAAGAAGGATGGTCAACCCCTATGGAGGATGAAGAATGAATTATTACGCATTACTAAGTGTATCAAACAAAGACGGTATTGTTGATTTTGCAGACGGATTAGTTCGTTCTGGATATCAAATTATATCTAGTGGTGGAACTCATGCTGTTCTTCAGGCAGAGGGCATACCTGTAATGAAGGTATCTGAATATACTGGTTCACCAGAAATTATGAACGGAAGAGTAAAGACATTGCATCCAAAGATTCATGGTGGTATTCTTTCTCAACGTGGTAATCCTAGTCATGAATTAGATCGTAAAGCAAATGGTATAGGACTAATAGATATTGTTGCAGTAAACCTATATCCATTTAAAGAGACAGTTGCTAAACCAGATGTAACCTTTGATGAGGCAATAGAGAATATTGATATTGGTGGTCCTAGTATGGTAAGGTCAGCAGCAAAGAATCATAAAGATGTTACTGTATTGACTAATCCTAATCAGTATGGAATTTTTCTTGATGCATTAAAAGGTAATATATCTTCTGTTACTGTTGAGCAGTTACGTTCTCAATTTGCAGTAGAAGCATTCAGACATACTGCTGAATATGATGCTGCTATTACTGCTTGGATGGAGGATAGAGTTCTATAAATACTCCTAGATAATGGAGTTTATTATGGCATTACATATGAGAGATCAATTAATTAGAGCACTATCAGCACATGCTACTGGTGAAATCGAAAAGCACAAAGCTAATGTTGAAGTTTATCTTGAGCATCCAGTAGGTATTGGAGAACACTCTGATATTACTGAAGCTATAGGAGAAGAGTTAGATAAAATTTCACGTTATCATGATCAATTAGAGGTGATTAACCACTACTTTAAAAAGAGATGAAAACGTATGGAAGCTTCTTTGAAGATATAGAACAAAGAAGAGCAATGTTAAGACAAAGAAAGAAAGATCAGATGGCACGATTGAAGCAACAATCTGCTCAAGGTGCTTCTGATACTGATGAATTAATTGCGTCTAATAAAGAAAAGATTGCTAAGAATCAGAAAGCTGCTGATGATAGAAAGCAAGAATGGGAAGCAAAGAGAAAAGCACAAAGAGATGCAGCACAAGCAGCAAAGGATGAAGCAAGGGCAGATAGAGAAAAGAAAGAAGCAATGAAGGATGAAATCAAGCAGGACTTAGCAAGAGAAAGAGAAGAGAATCGTAAAGATGTAGAGAAGAAACGCATGGAGAAGGAGAGAGCACAAGCAGAAAAGGATTGATATGGCGCCATTTAGTTCTAGTAGAGATCTGGGTAAAGGAGCTACTACCGAATTTTGTTCAGAAGCATTAGGACAAATTTGTTTAGCATGGGCAATTCTTGGTAAGGGTAATTTAACAGTTGGTGATTTAGTTAATGCTCCTTTATCTACACAGACTAAAGTTCGTAGTAAATGGGATAATTTTTCTGACAATGGTGGATTGAATATGACTGCTATTCGTTCTGTATCTGGATTATGTGTATGGGCTCATCGTGGTGGTACTTGGACACCTGCTAGGAGATCATTATTTGCGGATTATATATCAAGACCTTTAACTCCTGCTAGACAGGAAGGTCCTAATAATCCTAACTGGGTTGCAGCTCAATATAGGTATATGTCAGAAATTGTTCGTAGGTATGGTCTTAATCGTAGTTGTAAAATTATTAATGATAAGGTGTTGCAAACTATGGTAAGGATAGATGGTGTTAATCCTTATACTGCAGTAATGCAGACTGGTATTTCTGCAACATCTAGAGATAAATGGAATCCTGCTGATATTTGGTGTGTGAATAGGGAAGGTGTTGCGGCAATGAGAAGATTGAATCAACAAATATCAAGAAGAGATGGTAAAACTTCTGTAGAGGCTTGTAATCAATTTATAGCAAATCAGTTTAATGAAAGAAATATTATTCCTCTTTCTTTAAAGAAACCTAGAGGGGTTGTTGCTCCCCATTTGGATGAGATGAATACTGGAGAATATATTCAATCGATTGCATTAGGTAGAGATGCTGGTGGTAGAAACGACCTTATTGAATTTAATTCAAATGTAGGTAAGGAAGGTCAAGCTAATCAAGATATGAAGATTAATTTTACTATTGAAACTATACAATTACCTGAAGGGAGAAGGGGATTGAAAGAAGCTGCAAGAGCACGTAGAGGTGAGAGGGTAGCAGGAGCAAGACCTGTTCCTGGATCTCAGAGACATGTGAGAATTAAATATCATGTTAATAATAAAAAATTAGAACTTGAATATACTCAAACGGGAGAATCTACAGTGCATACAGCAGCAAAGATGGGAAATATTGGTGGTGATAATTTTAGAAGAATTATTGAAGGCACTTCTCGTTCAGGTATTTCACGATTAAATCAAATACAAAATAATTATTCTGATATTGATATTCAAACTAATCCGTGGTTTAATGCTAATCAATTAGAGATCGGTAGTTTATCTTCTGCAAATAGGAGAAGAAATGAAGAGAGAGTAGAACCACATAGAGTAAGAATGATGGAGTATCTTGATGATATTTGGAATGAAATTAATGGAAGTAATATGACTCAATTAGACCGATCAAGATTTCTAACTACTATGTCAATATGGAGTAAATCTAGAGCAGGTGAAGTTGGAGTTGCTGTAGGTGGTGCTAATAGAGATGCTGTAAAAAAAAGGATTGTTCAAAATTTATATGAATTGGCATCGTCAATTGCTGATGTTGTGGGATTATCAAAAAAAGATATGGGATCTGATTGGATGGGGATTTCTACTATGAGAACTAACTTCAATTCTAGTGCCTACGTAAAAGTCTTCTAAATAGAGATATGAAGAATCTTTTCCAATTTCTAGCAGAGGCAGGTGTATCACAAGCATCAGCACAAGCACAGAAGCTAAACCTTAAAAGTGATGGACACGGTAGTTGGTTAGACACCCGTGGAAATATGGTGGCAACTACCGAGAAAGGTAAGTTAGTTTTTCTGAAGAAGAAGCAACCGCAGAATGTAGATCCAGTTCAGAAGATGGAACGGAAACGTGCTGCTGATGAACTTGCAGGAGCACCTCTACAGAAAAAGCCAGAAGAAAAGAAGGCAAAACCAGAAGAAGGTGAAGGAGAAGGTGGAGAAGGAGAAGGAGATACACTAACAACAGCATTTGGTAGGTTTAATCCACCAACTGCAGGACACGAAAAGTTATTAAGTGCAGCAAGAAAAGCAGCAGCAGGTGGAGCATTAAAGATTTATCCATCAAGATCACAGGATGCAAAGAAAAATCCTCTTGATCCTGATATGAAGATTTCTTATATGAAAAAAATCTTCTCTGATTATGAAGAAGAGATTATTAATGATTCAGAGATGAAAACTATCTTTGATGTCCTTACAACAGCAGCAGAAGATGGGTATAAGAACGTTAATATCATTGTTGGTGCAGACAGACAAGCAGAATTTGAGAACTTAGCAACAAAATATAATGGTGAACTGTATGATTTTGATAATATTAGAGTCATTTCTGCTGGTGTAAGAGATTCTGATGCAGAAGGTGTTGAAGGAATGTCTGCTTCTAAGTTAAGAAAGGCAGTTGCAGATGATGATATGGACACCTTTAAGAAAGGAATGCCTAAAGGTGTTAAAGATGCAGACAGTCAGGCAATCTTTGATGCTGTTCGCACAGGTATGAAGGTAAAGAAAAAGAAAGCAGAAGTAAAAGAATTGTGGAGAATTGCTCCAAGACTTGATCAAGAAGGACTTCGTGAGCAGTATGTTAATGAAAATATCTTTAATATTGGTGATCTTGTAGAGAGTTTAAACACGGGATTGGTTGGTAGAATCATTCGTAGAGGTGCAAATCATCTTATTTGCCTTACACGAGAGGAAAATATGTTCAAATCTTGGATCAGAGATGTGATGGAATACTCTGAAGTTAGGATGAAGAGTAGGATGAGAGACAAAAAACATCCAAATATGTTGGTTGGAACCACTGGATATAGAAAGAATGCACAATCTATGGTGGCAGGACAAGAAAAGATTTTAAACTTCAATATTAAAGAATTCATAAATAAGTATAGAAAAAAATAGAGTCTTACAATGTCTAGCAATCAGTTGAACGATATTTCCAATGTTTATATGGAAGCAGTCTACGGTGGTGCTAAGAAGGAGAAGAAAGATACCCGTTTGGTAGTCACTAATGCTGATAAGAAAGCTAATACTAAAGCATATCAGAATTATAAAGCAGGTAATAAGGCATATAAAGGTGCTGATCACCTAAAAGATAACTACGAATTTGCAAGACATAAGGCATCTGTCATCTCAAGGGGTGGTAGATTAGAGGACGCAGTGGAGTCTTGGAATCAAAAAGTAGCTCATCAAGAAGCTATGAAGGAAGTAAGTGAGAAGAAAGAAGTTAATGTAAAGGATACTTATAAGACAGTTGCTGCTATTGTTGACTACGATAGATCAAAGAAGGGTAGTGAGGATGCTACTTGGGATAGTGTTCATGGTGAGAAGAAGAAAGCAGAGCAAGAAAGAGATTATGCTAAGTGGGAACGTGGTAAGATGAAGAAAGACGATCCTAACTGGAAGCATAAGAAAGGTCATACTGGTATGCATGGTGAAGGATATCAAAGAGATCCTGAACAACAGGAGAAAGAGAGGAAGACTTCTAAGCAAACTGATCCTTCTAAGGACAACTTCACTGGTATCGGTGATTCAATCGAAGATATTATGAAACAGAATGCTGCAATGAAAAAAGCAGCAGCAAAGAAAAAGGTAAAGAAAGAGAGTCTATCTGATTGGAGAACTGATCTTGAAGATCTTATTGAAATTGTTGCTGAACCAGAAAGTGAAGCAGAAAAAACAGTTGTAGAAAAAAAGGTAAAGAATAAAGTAGTCATTAACCCTAAGTTCACTGAAGCAGTGGAAGAGATGGGTGGTGAGTTACTTGAAATGGTAGAAGTAACTGAAGAGTTTGCACCAGAAATAGAAGCTGCTACTGAGTATTTCTATGCTGAAGGTATCAATGAGGAAGGTTTAGATGCTATCATTGAAGAAGTTGGACTTGATGAGTTCGTTGAGTTTGTTATTGATTCTGCACAGGACTTAAATGAAGAGAGATCAGCTCGTAAGATGACTGCTAGAAATCTTCAGACTCTTAAGAAGAAAACAATTCCTGCTGCTAAAAAAGCCGAAGCATTGAGAAAGAAAGAAGGTAAAGGTGAATACTCTGCTGCTTATAAAAAGAAGGAGACAGACGTAACTGTATATGATAAAGCAAAGGCAAAGCCAAAAGCAAAAGCAAAACCTGCTGCTAAGAAAGTTGCTGCTGTTACTAAGCAAGTAAAGAAACTACAACCTGCTAAGAAAGCATCTAAGCAAGGTTTAGGTGATAAGATTCGTGGTGCTATTAAGAAAGGTGTTGCAAGACATCAAGCTGCTAGAGCAAAAGGTAGAGAACCAGAAAAGCGTGTGAAGGAATTTGGTAAGGGATTTGCATCTGGTGTTAAGGGTGCTGTGAAATTTGCTGGTAAAGT